GCTAACATTGCTACTGACGCAATTTTTGTACAATCAAATGCTAACGAACATAGTGGATTTGATGCTACTCCTTCAACTGCAACATTTAGAATGTGGCGCAGAGCAGGAACAGGCAACACTACTATTAAGTCAGCAGCAGTAACAGCGTTAACATTTACAGCAGGTACAAACACATTTGAACTTGCAGAAAGTGTAAAAGGAAGTGCAAGTTTAGCAACAGCAGTAAGTGTATCATTTACAGCAACAGGTGCTACAACAGATGCAGATTTACTTGCAGATGCAGTTAACAGTGCAGGCTTTGTAAACATTGAAGCAGCAGTAACTACTGACAACGAAGTAGAAATTTTCCATAAACTAGGCGGTGACTTTAGAATGACTGACGGTGCAAATACACCGGTAGCATTGGCTTACACAGCATACAACATTGATACTTTAGCAGGAACAGCAAACTTATATGCTGCACCAGCAGGAAGCAGCGATGACTTTGTAGCAAGTAACTGGCAGCCATTAGCAGCAAGTAACTTTAAAGCAGGTGCTGATAATCCAGAAAATGAACCAGCAGACGGACAACTTTGGTACAACCCAGAGTTTAGTGAAGTTGATATTATGGTACACAATGGTACTACTTGGGTAGGATACCAAAGTGTATACAGTACAGCATCACCAGCAGGTCCAATTGTTTCAGCAACTGAGCCAAGTGCAACTACTGGACAAAGCGATGGTACTGCACTAGTAGACGGTGATCTTTGGATTAGCACAGCAGATTTAGAGAACTTCCCAACTATTTACAGATGGAACGGAACTACACTGGCTTGGACACAGATTGATAAAACTGACCAAACTTCAGAAGAAGGTGTACTGTTTGCAGATGCACGTTTTGGTTTAGCAGGCGCTACTGGTAATACAGCAGCCGATATCAAAGACTTACTAACAAGCAACTACTTAGATCCAGATGCTCCAGATCCTGCACTTTATCCGCAGGGAATGTTGTTATGGAACTTACGTAGAAGCGGTGGAAATGTTAAGAAGTACAACAACAACTACATTGACACAACTGCTGATAATGAAAGATTTAACAACAGTGAATCAATGACAGGGTACGCAACAGACAGATGGACTACTGAATCAGGCAACCAAGAAGACGGTAGCGGATCATTTGGTAGAAAAGCACAGCGTATGGTTGTTACACAAGCATTGAAATCTGCAATTGACACAAGTGATGAGATTAGAGACGAAGAAAGACGTAACTTTAACTTAATTGCTTGTCCAGGTTACACAGAAACAATGAGCAATCTTGTTAACTTAAACATTGACAGAGGCTTAACAGCATTTGTAGTTGGTGACACACCATTTAGATTACCAGCAGATGCTACATCACTTACAAACTATGGTTCTAATGCAGAACTAGTTGTAGATAACAACGATAACGGTATTGTTACATACGATGAGTATATGGCAGTATTTTATCCAAATGGATTTACAACAGACTTAGGTGGAGCAAACGCAGTTGTTCCTAGCTCACATATGATGCTAAGAACTATTGCACTAAGCGATCAAGTATCGTTTCCGTGGTTTGCACCAGCAGGTACAAGACGCGGTGGAATCAGCAACGCTACAGCAGTAGGATATATTGATGCAGCAACTGGTGAATTCCAAACAGTTGCACTTAACGAAGGACAGCGTGATACGTTATATGATCAAAAGATTAACCCAATTACATTCTTTAATGGTGTTGGTTTAGTTAACTACGGTCAGAAGACAAGAGGCAGAAATGCTTCTGCGCTAGACAGAATTAACGTTGCAAGATTGGTAGTATACTTACGTAGCCAACTTAATAAACTGGCCCGTCCGTATATATTTGAACCAAATGATAAAATCACTAGAGACGAAGTCAAACAAGCAGTAGAAAGTTTACTACTTGAGTTAGTTGGCTTAAGAGCTCTTTATGATTTCGCTGTTGTTTGTGATGAGACTAACAATACGCCAAGCAGAATTGATAGAAATGAACTATATGTTGATATTGCTATTGAACCTGTTAAGGCAATTGAGTTTATTTACATTCCATTGCGTGTCAAGAACACAGGAGAAATATAATGCCTATTACATCACTTAATAACTTTGGGGTACCTACAGACGCAGGCAACCAAGTGCTCTTGATGCCAAAATTAAAGTATCGCTTCCGCGTTACTTTACTTGGATTCGGAGTAAATGCTGCCACTGAACTTACTAAGCAAGTAGTTGATGTTTCAAGACCAAAAGTTGGTTTTGAAGAAATGCCGTTAGACGTATACAACTCAAAAGTATACCTAGCAGGTAAGTATACATTTGAAACATTAGCACTTAACTTACGTGACGATGCGACAGGTGAAGTACAAAAACTTGTCGGTCAACAGGTTCAGAAACAGTTCGACTTTGTTGAACAGGCTTCTGCAAGATCTGGTATTGATTACAAATTTACAACAAAAATTGAAGTATTAGACGGTGGTAACGGAAATAACGCAGCAGGCGTTAACGTACTAGAAACACAAAATATGTACGGTTGTTTCCTAACTAACGTTGATTACGGCGATGCAAACTATGCTACTAATGAAGCGATGCAAGTTGCACTAACTATACGCTTTGATAATATGGTACAATGGGGTGCAGGCGAACAAGGTGTTGGTGTTGGTATTGGTGCTACTGTCGAAAGAACACTCGGCAACACTACTACTGGTGCTACTACAGCCGCTGGCGCTTAATACTAGTTTTAATAAAACCATTAAAAGCCCGGATTTATTTCCGGGCTTTTTTTATGGCTAAATAATAGTATGGCCAACAAATTTACTAGATTTCTTACAGACGTATTCACAGGATTATCAAATCCTAAAGGTAGAGTAGCGAACTATACACACGCTACTAGATTGTTTATTGATGACAATATGCGTCTGTCACCTAAACACAAATATAATTATTATGTTAGAGTTGAGCTAGATTCATCTGCACACAAAGCACCTAACTTTACTGCTAAACACGCAGAAGAAGTTGGACTGCTTGTTAAGAATATTAACTTACCAAGTTTTAAATTTGATACCGAAGTTCTTAATCAGTATAATAGAAAGAAAATTATCTATAAGATGATTAATTATGATCCTGTACAGTTTACATTTCACGATGATAATCAAGGTGTAGTAAACGCACTTTGGGCATTGTACTATGGTTACTATGTTGCAGATAGAAACTTGCCAAATGCTGCATATGACTTTAACCATTATCGTGTTACTGATACTAATATGGACCAATATAGATATGGTCTAGATAATAATATTACAACACCATTGTTTAAGAGTGTACAAATTTACACAATGGGACGCAGAAGATTTATCGGTTACGAATTAATTAATCCAAGGATTACTTCTTGGCAACACGGTGATTACGATTATATGGCAGGCAGTGAACCTGCAGAAAGTACAATGCAATTACAGTACGAAGGTGTACGTTATTCAGCAGGAACTGTAAGTGAAGGTTCACCGAAAGGCTTTGCTACATTACATTATGATACTACACCTGGTCCTTTACAAATGGGCGGTGGCGGAGTAAGTAACTTACTCGGCGGCGGCGGAGTACTAGACGGACTAGAATCAGTCTTTGGTGCAGTTGGTGACGGTAGTGCATTTAGTTCACCACAAGGTTTCTTAAGTACAGCAGTAAGTGCAATTAACACTTACAAGAATGCAAAAGGATTAAGCAAAGATAGTATTCTACAAGAAGGTATTAATATTTTAACTAGTCCAGCAGGACAACAAACTGTTGCTAACACTATTAACGGAGTTGTTGGTGCAGTGTTTCCTAAAAATAGAAACACAACCGGTGAAACTAAAGCAACACCTAAAAAGGTTATTGGTAATACCGGAGAAGGAAGACAAGATAGGTTTGATAGGGCATAGATATGGCAGGCGAAGTACAAACAAATTTACCAGCAAAAGTAATACAAGATAGTGGTGCAAGAACTAAACTATTTTTTGACACATATGGAAAAGAACCTTTATCGTATAAAGTTCCAGACATTGATGCTGCAATAAACTTTTTTAGAAAAAAAGGTTTCAGCGATCCTGCTGCAAACTTATCAGCAGCCGTGTTACTTAAACAGGCAAAACTTGAAAACATTTCAATTAATGAAATCTTAGATACAGTAAATGCATTAAATGAATTACAAGTATCAGCATTAGTAGGCGAGATTATGAATAATCATAGACCGTCAACATCGACACTAGGATACAAACAACCTGCACCTGATGTAAGTAAAGAACGTAATGTGGTTGTGTAAATGGCAAAGTTTGCACAGGGTCGTTACACTGTAAAAAATCCAGAGAAGTACGTAGGTACAAAAAGTCCATTAGCACGAAGTAGTTGGGAAACTGTCTTTATGCGTATGTTAGATGAACATCCAAGTGTAGCAAAATGGGCAAGTGAAAGTATTAAGATACCGTATCAAGATCCACTTACAGGAAAGTATTCCGTTTATGTTCCTGATTTTTTTATTGTTTATAACGATAAGAATGGTAAGCAACACGCAGAGGTAATAGAAGTAAAACCTCAGAATCAAACGTTACGTGAGAAGGTAGGCAAAAGTAGATTCAATCAAGAGCAATATATTAAAAATATGGCTAAATGGGAGGCTGCTGCTGCTTGGTGTAAACAAAAACGTGTTAGATTCCGCATCGTTAGTGAAGAAGAAATATTTCACCAAGGTGGCAAGCGTAAATAAATACTATTATAAAATGGTAGAATAAAATGACCAAGAAGTTAGAAGAATTATTTAATATGGAAGATCAAAAAGTTGCAGAAGAACAAATTGCAACTGAAGAACCACTTGTGGAAAGCAAAGCAATTGATCCAGAAGTAGCACAAGAAGAAATTAAAAGTGTGGATGCTTCTTATAAAGCAATATCACAAGTAACACAAGATTTACCACAGATGCGTGAACTAGACTCAATGGGTGAAGGTGAGTTAGATCATTTAGCAACTAAAGCAGAACAAGCATATGACGATCTAATGGATTTGGGTATGAATGTAGAAGTACGTTACAGCGGACGTATATTTGAAGTAGCAGGTAGTATGTTAAAGAATGCTATTGATGCAAAAACCGCTAAAGTAGATAAAAAACTTAAAGCAGTTGATTTACAACTGAAAAAACTTAAAATTGATCGCGATTCACCGGAAGATCCTAATGAATTAGTGGATGGAACCGGATATGTTATGCTAGATCGCAATGAATTAATTAGGAAATTAGGCGGAAAGGAATAAATAGTAATATGAAGACGTTTAAAGAATATCTCACAGAGAGCAAAAAAGTATACAGTATTAAGGTAAAGGTTGCTGGAGAGCTACCTGAAGGCTTTGCTGATGAATTAAAGTCGAGACTTGACAACAGAAGTGTTGTTGAATTTACGCAGTTGAAAACTACACCAGTTACTGAAACACCGCTAGACTTTCCAGAGTTAGCGAACTGTGAAGTACATACGTTTTCACTAGTTACAGAATATCCGGTTACACCAACTGATGTTGAAAAAGAAATTTTTGAAATGCAGTGTTGTGAGCCAGGTCATTATGTGGCACGTAATGCACTAAGTCCGTCAGAAGAATATCAAGCAACTGATGGAAAACGTGAAGGTGCATTATTACACGATAATGAATATAAAGAGGCTGTTGCTGTAGCACATAAAGATTATTTTGGTGATGATTTTAATAAGTCGTTTTTACAAGACTTATCAAAAGTAGCAGCCGATCGTGCTAAAGAATTAGGACACGACAAATTAAAGGCGGACGTTTACACAGACGTACCGGAACTAAAACAAGATGACGCAGGTTTAAAAAGTCCTGTAGGGAGTAACTAAAATGGATTTCCAAGATCTAGTCAGAAAGATGACTGCTATTGACACAGCGCAAAACGCACCTATAGAAACAAAGACAGATGAATGTGGTATGAACGAGATGCCACCTATGATGGCACCAAACGCACCAGATATGCCGCAAAAAGAAGAAGCAACAATGAACGTTAACATTACTGCTAAAGGCGATGCTATTCAAGATGTGTTAAAGTTAATGACAAAAGTTAATCCAGATATGATTAATCAACCAGCAAAACCTGAAATGCCTACGTTGTCAATTATGTCACCAGGAATGGACGGACCAATGGACGGACCAGAAGGTCCAGAGATGCCGCCAATGCCAAAACCAATTAATAAAATTATTCCAGACTTCGATGGCGACAATGACGATATGCCAGGCGGAGAAAAGGATCTTCCAAAAGACCACGATAAAGATCACGTTATGATTAAGTCACTTGATAAAGATGGCGATGATGATCACGATATGGACGATCACGATATGGAAAAAGACGATAAAGACGATAAAGATGATGACAAGGAAAAAGAAGAGGCTTGGGCAAATGAGCCTGACGAAGATCAAAGATCCGTTCATTATCAAATGAATAAACTGCAAGGTGGAATGAACCGCAGAAAAGGAACACATCCTAAAGTTGCAGGCGCAGATAATCCAATGCAAAAAGTAAAAGAAGGCGAAGACTTACGTGCTTCTATTAAAGCAGAATTGCAAAAAGCATTAGCAGAAACTAAAGGAGCATAGAGATGGCAGATTTAACACAAGCAACAATCGGTGGCGGCAGTGCAGTACTAGTGGCTGCAAACAGAAAACCATACGCTGATATGACAGCAATTCATTATAACGGTAACAAGCCACTTACATTTTTTGAAGTCGCTTGTGGTGCAGCAGTAAACGCTCAAACAGGAAGCGGACTAGCAATTGAAAGCATTATGCGTATTATTGAAAAATATGCAACAGTTGTTATTCGTGGCGCACTATATGGTACAAACCAAAAGTTTACAGTTGCAATTGAACAGCCAAATGATTCATTAGACTACGATGG